CCACCTTGTGCATATCCACGCCAAGGCAAAACTCTATATCTTGGATCATCAGCAAACCATTTCCGCCATCTAGAACTCGGCCTAGAAATCATTTGATTTTGTACAAATGCGTTCTTTGTAATTCGCATCCATCCTGCCCTCTCATCATAATGCCTAGATGGCATGAAATAAGCATGATCTATATAATACATATCTATACCTTTAAGCAGGCATTCTCGATAAATTAATCCAGTCCCTCTTAAAATGCCATGCAAAATAACCTGTTTAGTTCCTTCAGGTACAGATCCTTCTCTAAGATATGTATTGGCATGAATGATGTCTCCACCTAATCGATTTGTTAATTCTTCAACAATCCATTTGCCTTTTACTTTATCAGTAGTGTATCCAACTATCAATTAAACATCCAATCTATGCTACCATTTCTTATTTCTTGTTCAGTATATTGGTAATGAGCCAATGTACTTACCCATTTTGTTCTATCCACATATCTAGGATTTTCAATGTCCTGTAATGAAGTAGCTATGGGGGCTGCTGGGCCTTTTGGATCACATACAACTGGAACTCCAGCTATTGCTGCTTCTACACTTGACATACTAGCTATGGTTACGACACACCAAGCATCAACAATTGACTTAGCAAAAGTATCTTCTCCAGCTGCCCGTGGACCAGATGTATTCCTTGATCTAGGTTTATACCGTACTCGTATTTCTCTTTTTGTATACAAATCAATATCATGCTTCATTTTGTCAATCCATTTCTCAACACTCATTCCAGTATAATATTGAGTCATTGTCTCACTCGAAGGACAAATCAAGATATAACTTCCTGATTTCCTCCAAGAAGATATTGGAATTTCAAATGAATCAAATCGTCGAGAATCTCTGTCTTCTTCCCAATAGACATGTAAATTATTTGGTACTATGCGCCAATAATATTTGTTTCCGTCATCCATCCATCTATGCCAATATGGCATGTCAGCAAAATACCAATTAACATTGTGTCGTTGATGTTCACGAATCCAATGTTGATTATTTTGAACCAATCCCCAAAACATTCCGGGGTTACCATCAAATTTCGTGGTATCTTTTGTATCAATGGTTTGAATACTATCAAAAACCCAGTTAGCTTTGCTTTTTGGATTATCAGGACGGTAAAAATTCAGCATACAGTATTTATAGATAAGTATCATATGAGAATTAGTTTCTTCACCGATCATTGTTCACTAAACGGTAAAAAAATCATGGAACAATTAGCTACTGTAGTTTCTAAAACAGATCAAGTAGTTTTCAATGATTTGAATGCTGATGTGGCAGTTATATGGAGTGTGTTGTGGTACGGACGTATGGCACCAAATCATTCAGTTTGGCAAACTTTTCGAAGTGTAGGAAAAAACGTTTTAGTTTGTGAAGTTGGTGGCTTAGTACGAAATAAAACTTGGAGATTCTCCGTAAATGGAATTAATGCAGATGCATTGTATCCAACCATAAACATTTCTCCTGATCGTCCAAAAAAACTTGGTTTGGAACTCAAACCTTGGCATGATGGTGATTACTATGTTGTTTGCGGTCAACATGGTATGAGTGAACAATGGAGAACACAACCTCCTATGATTCAATATTATGAAGATACAATTTCTAAAATACGTTCAGTTGATCCAACTACTCGTATTATACTACGAGAACATCCGCGATGGAGAGTTAACATTTCTAAATCCTGGATGGATGATAACAACGTTCAATTGGATATCCCTAAGAAAATAGACAACACGTATGATGATTATGATTTTTCTAGATTACTCGAAAATGCAAAAGCAGTAGTAAGTTGGAGTTCAAATCCGGGTATAGAAGCAGTATTAGCAGGTACACCAGTTATAACTGGTCCAAATCATCTAGCAAGACCTATGGGGAGTAATACATTCGAAGACATTATTAATCCTCCCAAACCTGATAGAGACAGATGGTTCCTTAATCTATGTCACAAAGAATTCCTAGAAGAAGAAATTCAATCAGGAATTTTTTGGCCTAGTTTACGTGAAAAGCTTAAACATCATTCAATATGATCTGGTAATTTTAATCTTAACATCATTTCATCTGTCTTAGAAAACAGAAGGTAATAATATCTGTCTCCAGTGTATCCATCCATAGTTCCAAATAAATGTGGAATTCCCATATCATCAATTACTGATTGAATTTCATTTTTATGCTTATTCAATTGAAAATCATATCTGATTTTGATATTCGGAGCCCAAGATGTAACCCAAGCAACAACGCACTTCAAAAGTGTGGTGATTCCAAAGATGATAGTTAATGGTCCAAGTGCCATTATTATCAGCCATCGTTTAGTCCGTACGCCATTTTTATAGATGTACATTCGTGAAAATACAAAAGTGGTCAAAAATCCTGAGATAAGCCAAGCAGATAAAACCCAAATCATCTTCCCAACATTCCTATGAACACTTGATGTTCATATTCTTCCCATTCTCGTTCAAGTTGTCTGAATCTAATCTTAAGGAGTGTATATGATGATTCCTTTTGATCTAATTCATATCTCCAAATATTCAATTGAACCAAATGAATTGTATTTTGTATATTTCCCACTAATCTAGTAATTGTCATACGTTCATTTGGGCGATCAAAGCGTTTAAGATCAACTCGCATTGTATCTTCAATATCTTTGATCTTTTGTTTAATTGTATCAGTCTCGCTCATAGCGAAACGTCTTCCATCCCAGCGCATCGCAATTTTGTAATATTAGACACTTGAAATTGCTTAACGTCAAGACCTTTCATCACAGCAAGCCATTTATTTCGTAACAATGCAACTTCATTGATCAATAGATCATAATCAACTACTTCTTGTTCCCCATCTACATATTTTTCTGCATCTCTAGATGATAACATTTTTTGATAATTTTCAAGATATTTTTTAAACCACTTGCGTCTGATTTTACGTAGTTCGATATTTAGAAAATTCAAGACAGCCTCAATTTCTTGAAGCTGTCCGAATCTGTGCTCTGTGATTCCGGGAAGATCCCGAACATTTTTTTCTAGATTTCCACTGATACGAACTTCTCGTTTAGCGTCATCTAGCTCATTTTCATAATAAGCAATAAATTTAGGTAGTTGTCCTAAATCTGATTGGATTGTAGTTAGCCATCCGGTCATTCGTCGTATTCGTCATACTCGTCTTCAGGTTCTTCTATGTGTTCAAGCATAGCAGATTTCATATACGAATCCAAACCAGCCAAATATTTTAGATCTTCCTCATCTAGAACATCAACAAGTTCAGATGCTAAATGATCGGCTGCTAACTGACGATCCTTGGCTCCTATATATTCCAAGATCGTCGTCCATACTAATTCAACGCCCTCCACTGTCATTCTTCAGTTTCTGCCTCTTCTACTTTACTCTCATCAGCTTCCATTTCGACTGGCTCCTTATTTGCGCGAGCAACAAAATCTATCATTGCAACATTAAGAGCTCCACCTTCGTTGTTCTCCCAACCTTTGCGGAACATCAAAATTTCTTCACCTTCAATAGTAGTGTATTTAAGTCGATTGCCTTGTTTAGCCATCAACCCTTGTTTTTCAAAGAAGTCCAAAAGACCTGAATATGGGTTCATACCTGTACTGTATGGAATCTTCACTTGAACACTTTCGAATGGTTTAGCATAACGAGATTTTACAACCTTGCAGCCTGCCCGAATGCCTCGAACATCACTGACCTTATTGCCATCCTCGTCTTCTTTCAGCTTTAGTTTCTTCATAGCCACCACAATACTTGATGCATAAATGAAGCCACTTCCGCCAGCTATCTTGTCGTCAGGATCAAACATATCCTGACTTGCATAGGTGTGGTTTGTTGCAACCAAGCCTACATTATAAGACCCAAACATATTCACGCAATTCGTGACTAATGCTTTTAGCGCCTTTGCTTTACGTCCCATGTCGCCCTTCATGTCACCTGCTTCAAACTGATTTTGTTCAGTCGGAGACATCAACATACCCAAGCTGTCAACTACAAACAGAACTTTACCTCGGTCTTCCTCAGTTTCGATCTGTTTGTACTCTTTCATGAATTCGGAGATTGTTTTGGCTACATCATCGATCATAGCCATATTCAATTTTAATAGTTTTTCTTCGCTTGTATCGACTCCCAAGGCCTGTAGCCATGCTTCGTCTAGAGCGTTTTCCGAATCAATAAGAACGACAAAGATACCTTGCTCTTGCGCTGCTCTTACAATGTTACCAGAACAAATGAAGCTTTTTCCTGCTCCTGATTCGCCTGCAAACACAGTCACCTTAC